CGTATTGACGGTGAAGACTATGGACGTGGGTTTGTTGAAGAACTTCTAGGTGACTTACGGTCTCTTGAAGCTTTATCACAAGCAATCGTTGAAGGTGCGGCGGCGGCGGCTAAAGTATTATTTATGGTTAATCCTAATGGGACAACCAGAATGAGAACAATTGCACAAGCTGAGAATACAGCAATCATTGAAGGTAATAAGAATGATGTATCTGTATTGCAGATGGATAAATTCAACGACTTCCGCGTGGCGTATCAAGCTATGGAGGGTATTGAAGAACGTCTCTCTCAACAGTTCATGTTACAGTCATCTGTTTCACGCAATGCTGAACGTGTAACTGCAGAAGAAATACGATATCTTGCAGGTGAACTAGAGGATACCCTATCAGGTATTTACTCAATCTTATCTCAAGAATTCCAGTTACCTTATATTAACCGTAAGATCGACGTATTAACTAAATCTAAGAAGCTACCAAAGTTACCAGAAGAGGTTGTAAAACCTTCAATCGTTACTGGTATGGAAGCACTAGGACGTGGGCATGACCTACGCAAATTAGATATGTTTATTCAAGGTATGTCACAAGCACTTGGCCCAGAAGTATTACAGCAATATGTAAACTTATCGGACTATATCAAACGCCGTGCAACAGCATTAGGCATTGAGACAGACGGTCTTATTAAATCACAAGAACAAATAGCCCAAGAACAACAGCAAGCGCAGATGCAACAAATGGCAATGCAAGCTTCACCAAACGCAGTTCAAGAGGGCGTTAAAGCATTAGGAAATTCATATGTTGAAAGCCAAAGACAACAAGGCGGCGAAGGATAATACACCTTCAGAAGAGCCTGTAAAGAAACCACTGGCAACACCATCAATCATTAAAAGTAATCCACACCCAATCAAAAGGGAAGATTTCTAATTATGGCTGAAAGCATCACAATAACAGAAGAAGATACAGGCCCAGAAGCACCAGTTGCAGAGGATAACCTTTCTGAACGACCTGAGTGGTTGCCAGAAAAGTTCAGCTCACCAGAGGATATGGCTAAGTCATACGGTGAACTAGAGAAGAAAATGTCATCTCCACAAGAGGAGACAGAAGCGCAGGGTCAGGACGAGGTAAAGAGTTCTGAGGCTGTAAGCTTCACTAAGTTCGCTGACGAGTATGAGGCTGGTGGGGAGCTATCTCCAGATAGCTTCACTGAACTTGAAGGTATGGGTTATCCGCGAGAAATGGTGGAGACTTATATTAAAGGTATGCAGAGTGGCGGCACAGCGGATGTTGATGCAGTCATGAATGTTGCTGGCGGTAAAGAAGGCTATGCCGAATTGACTGATTGGGCAAAACAATCTCTCGATACACAAGAGCTTGAGCTGTATAACAACATGGTATCTGGTGGTACTGATAATGCTAAGATGGCAGTAGAATGGTTATCATCTAAGCGAGAAGCATCAGAAGGATATGAACCTAGCCTACTACAAGGTAGGGCATCGGCGGCTTCTAAAGATGAATTCCGTAGCACTGCACAAGTTGTAGCGGCTATGAAAGACCCTCGATATGGTAAGGACTCGGCGTACACTAAAGACGTTGAAGAGAAACTAGGTAGGTCTTCAGTATTTTAAAATTAATTATGGTGGGGAGAAATCCCCATCAATACTACAATAGGAGAAACTATGTCTAAGAAAAAACCCTACGGAAAAGGTACTAAGAAATAACTAACACACCTCTTTAGGTGGTTGAGACTATCGATAATGAACGACAAGGCCAGATGCGTCTGACAACCCTGACTAGTAAGAGACCGAAAGTCATTCTTAAACTCTATAAATTATTTTCAATAGGAAAAGACAATGACAAACGTAACTCCGTCACGCCTCGGCGCGGCAAACCTAGCGGCGGCTAATGCAACGCAGTCGAATGCTTTATTTCTTAAAGTATTTGCTGGTGAAGTTTTAACTGCTTTTGACGAAACAAACGTAATGAAAGATTTACACGTATCGCGTACAATCGCGTCTGGTAAATCAGCATCATTCCCAGTGACAGGTAAAGCGAATGCCGCATACCACACTGTAGGTACACCACTATTGGGTACACAACAAATTGCACATAACGAAATCGTTGTTAACATCGATGACGTTTTAATTGCAGATACATTTATCGCAAACATCGATGAAGCTAAGAACCACTATGATGTACGTGCAGAATACTCACGTCTATTAGGTATGGCTCTTGCTAAACAATTTGATGTTCGTTGCTTACAGTTAGCAGTATTAGCGGCTCGTGCTTCTGCTACAGTAACTGGTGGTAATGGCGGTTCAGCTATTACTGATGCAGATGCTAAAACTAACGGTGCATCATTAGCGGCATCAATCTTTGAAGCGGCTAAAATCATGGACGAGAAAGACGTTCCAGAGAACGAACGTGTTGCTATCGTGAAGCCAGCACAATACTACAACCTTGTACAAACAACAGACGTAATCAACCGTGACTTCGGTGGTGCTGGTGTTTATGCGGACGGTACAGTTCTTAAAGTTGCTGGTATTGATATTGTTAAATCTAACAATGTACCATCAACAAACGTATCAGCAGTAGCTGGTGAAAATAATACTTATCACGGCAACTTCTCAACTACAGCGGCAGTTGTAATGCAGAAGCAAGCTTTGGGTACTGTTAAGTTAATGGACTTAGCTGTTGAAAGAACATCTGGTGACTTCGAAGTTATGTACCAAGGTACATTAATGGCGGCGAAGTACGCAATGGGCCACGGCATCTTGCGTCCTGAGTGTTCAGTAGAAATCAAAACTGCTTAATCTAATTCTGGGTTGGCCTTTAATCGGGTCAACCCTTTTTTTTAAAATGAGGACATCATGACAAAACCAACGTCTATGACCGAACTAGAAGCGGTCAACGTTTTGCTGACAACAATCGGCGAAGCTCCTGTTAATACACTTACAGGTAATCAGGTTACTGATGTAACAATCGCTAACCAAGTGCTGACTGAGGTAAGCCGTGAGGTTCAAGCTCAAGGCTGGCACTTTAATACTGAAGATAAAGTGGTGCTTAGTCGTAACGAATTTAATCAAATTGTTGTACCTGCAGATGTTGCACGTATTGACACACCAGACTTCAACACAGTTGAACGAGATGGAAAGTTGTTTGATTTAACAGCTAGATCGCTCGAATTTCAAGCAAGTGTAGAAGCAACCATCGTATACTATAGAGATTTCTTATCTCTCCCCGATACAGCCAAACGTTATATTACAACAAGGGCGGCTCGTATTTTCTCAGATCGAATGCTCAATGATGAAACTATCAGTAGAATGGTACGTTCAGATGAACAACGTGCATTAATTGATCTTAAAGAATTTGAAGGAGACACAGCGGATTTCAATATGATGGATAACTATTCAGTATCGCGTGTAATGAACCGTGGAAACAATCGTAGGATGATCTAATGGGAATGATAAGCTCCGCTATCCCCAACTTAATACAAGGTATATCGCAACAATCTCCAGCTCTAAGGTTATCATCTCAGGCTGAACAACAGGTTAATGCGTTCCCTTCTCTAGTTGAGGGTTTACAAAAGCGACCACCGCTAGAACACGTAGCAACAATGAGTAACTCCGCAACAACGGGGTCATTCACTCACCTGATTAACAGGGACGTATCAGAACGTTATTTCATGTTTCTTAACGCTAGTAATCAAATATCTATCTATGACCTAGCAGGTAACGCAAAGACTGTTACATATCCTAACGGCACTGCATACTTAAATAGCACAACACCAGCTACAGATTTTAAAGCTGTTACAGTTGCTGACTATACATTCATTGTTAACTCAACGGTGACAACACAAATGGATGCAGACTTAACGCCTTTATATCCTTTCACTGGTTTAATCGCTGTAAAACAAGGTGATTATAATCAACGCTTTACAGTTTATCTTGATGGTAACGTAGCGGCAAACCATGTAACATCTGAGACTGACCAAGTTACAACACGCACAGATGAAATTGCATCAGCACTAGCATCAGCTATTAATGGTCAAGCAAACTTCTCTGCACAATCAGATGGTTCAACAGTTGTTATTAATAAAACTGGCAATGCAACTTTTGACTTAGCAACCTATGACTCTTTAGGAGATACAGGATTAAACCCTACAGTTGGTACAGTACAGCGGTTTGACGACCTACCTGCTTCTGCACCTCATGGCTATATTGCTCACGTACAAGGCGACCAAACAAACGACTTTGATGATTACTATGTAAAATTCGAAAGCGATAATGGAACGCAGAGTAAGATTGGTACGGGTGTATGGATTGAATGGGTGAAACCTAACATTGAATATGAGCTAGATGCTTCAACAATGCCTCACTTACTAATTAGACAACCAAACGGTTCATTCACGTTTGAACAAGCTGATTGGGGTGATAGGGCAGTTGGAGATGAAACCTCTATTCCTAACCCGTCATTCATTGGTAAAAAAGTTACAGACGTTTTCTTCTTCCAGAACCGCTTTGGTATTCTTGCAGATGAAAATGTTATCATGTCTAGGACTTCAGATTATTTTGATTTCTTTGGTACTACAGCTAGAACCTTACTAGACAATGACCCGATAGATGTTGCGGCTAGTCACGTTAAAGTTTCTACATTAAAACACGCCGTGCCTTTTGACCGTAAGCTATTGTTATTTTCTGATCAAACACAGTTCATTCTAAAGGGTGGTGACTTTATCACACCTAAGAATACATCAATAAGTCAAACAACCGAGTATGAAGCTAACACAATTACAAGCCCTGTAAGTGCTGGTAACGTTGTGTACTTCCCTGCCAAGCGTGGTGGATTTACTTCAGTAAGAGAATATTATGTTGTAGATGATACAGATAGATCAGACGCTACTGACATTACTTCACACGTAGCAAAGTATGTACCTGATGGTGTATATAAACTAGCGGCTAGTACCGCTGAGAATGCTTTAGTTGTGATGTCATCTCTAGCTACAGATACAATATTCTTATATAAGTATCATTGGGCTGGGCGCGAAAAAATGCAATCATCATGGTCTAAGTATAAATTTCAAGGTGCTGAAGTATTAAACGCTGAATTCATTGAGAGTACATTATATGTTGTTCTTAATAAATCAGGTAAAACTGTATTAGAGCAAATACATTTTGATGCAGGTAGAAGCGATGCTAACCAAGATTATGTAACAAGGTTAGACTATAGGCTTGATAATACAGAAGTTGGTAAAGCGTATAATAGCTCGACCAACCAAACAACAATAACAACACCGTATTCTTTAACAAATCCAGTTGTAGTAACTAGAGGCACAGACCAAGGTACTGTACTAAATAATGTAAGTGTATCAGGTACAACAATTATTGTATCAGGTAATCATGTCTCTACAGAATTCTATGTAGGTGAACGTTATACAATGACTTACGAGTTCTCTGAGCCTACGCTTAAAGAACCTACAGCATCTGGTGGACGTGTTGCCATTACTGGTGGACGACTACAGATTAAACATTGGCTACTAAGATATCAGGATAGCGGTGATTTTAAAGTTAGCGTTATACAGAAACAAAACTCACAAGCACAAGAGTACATCTTTACAGGTCGTATTATTGGTGGTGGTTCAAACTTACTTGGCTCTACAGCATTAGATAGTGGAGACTTTAGGTTTCCAGTTATGTCTAAAGCTGAACGAATACGAGTTAAAATAGAGAGTGATAGTCACCTACCCTGCCAATTCTTATCGGCAGAATGGGAAGGCAATATGCACCTCAGATCAAGAAGAGTAAATGGATAATAAACTACTAACACCAACAACGGTGGAAGATGTAGATTTTATCGCTCCTAGATTAAGACAAGCAGATTATGAAGAATGTAAGGCGGCTACAGGTAATGAGCCACTAAGCGTTCTTCATGATGGTCTTGATGTAGGAGACATAACACTAACCCTACGTTCACCTGATGGTGAGCGTGTGGGTCTGTGTGGTGTGGTAAAGTCTGATTTAGAAAACGCAGGGGTCGTCTGGATGTGCGCTACAGATGATATCTATCAATACCAGATGACTTTCTTGCGTAACAGTAAAGAAGCTTTGGCCTACTTAGGTCGGGACTATTCATTACTATATAACTGTGTAGATGCCCGAAACACTGTCCATATGAAATGGCTTGATTGGATGGGCTTTACGTTCATCAACAAGCACAAAAACTATGGGGCTGAAAGCAGACCCTTTTACGAATTTGTAAGGATTAATAAAAATGTGTGACCCTCAAATGGCTATGACCGCTTTAAAAGTAGGCGGCACTATAATGGAACAACGAAAAAAAGAAGAAGAAGCGCAACGCATTGCTCAAGAGTCTAAAGATGCTTACTTCATGAAAAGTAAACAATCTAACTTACGAGTATTACAAGAGCAAAATAAAGCATCTGAAGCAAAACAAGATGCTGATCTAAAAGCCATGAAATCGCAGGGTACAGCACTAGCAGTCGCTGGTGGTTCTGGAGTTCAAGGTAACAACGTTAGTCAGCTTATAAATGACTTTGAGCGTTCTGAAGGTGTACTAACAGCACGAATTGAAAGACAGCTAGAAGGCATCCAACAGCAAAACGAAATGGATAAGCTAGCTTTCCAATCTGAAGCTCAGAGTAGAATTAATGCAAACCCACCACCTAGCTTTGCTGAAAGCTTATTTAAAGTGGCGGCAGTTGCAGGGGGTGGATACTTAGACGCTCAAGAGTCAAAAGCTCAAACCTCATATGAAACAGGAGAAGCATAATGGCACGTCCAGTAGTGGGAAATCCATTCGAAAACCAAATACCAAGCATATCTCCTACTGCTAGAGTTGTAGAGACATATGTACAACCAGTGAAAAATAAAGACTTTGAAGCGTTAACACAAATGCTGAATGAGTTAGAACCAAAGTTTCAACGCAACCAAGCTAATAATAAGAAACGCGCAGACGACCTAGCATATAAAGAAGGTACTAGATTGTACCAAGAAAATAGAGTTGCGGTGGGCGATGCCGTTAGAGATGGTGTAATACCAGAAGGCGCAAGCCCTTACCTAAGAAAAGGTTATCGTGAGTCACAAATGAACACGTTAGCTATGAGGTATACAGGTGAGTTAGAGGCCGCTTTAGCATCTCAAAACCTACATCATAATGATGACCCTAATCGAATTAATAAATTTATAAGTGAATTCCAAGCTGATTTCGTAGAAGCAAATGGAATGTCAGAATTCTCTGATGCAGAGATGGCAGTAAGCTTTGGTTCATCAGCATCTAAAGCTGAAGAATTATTTAGGCAGTCTTGGCAGAATAAACATATTGAATGGCAGAAAGAACAAAATTACCTACAACTTGGTAACGAGGTATATGAAGCTGTTACAACTATGTTTGCTGAAGATATGGATGAAGTAGAATATATGACCAACCGTGGGATGCTTGGTGCGTGGCTAGAAGATACAGCCGCCCAGTATTCAACAAACGGTGCTAGTAATGCTAGGGTATTAGATACAATAATTGATGCTATTGGAGTACACGTTGAAGAAACTGGAGATTTAGAAGTCTTAGAAGTTTTTAAGCAAACTAAGTTTGGTACAGATGTTGTAGGCAATTCTTTGTATTATAAGAAAAAAGAAAACGCAATCATAGCTAGAACTGTACAACTAGAGAACGCTAGGATTGCACGAGAAGAAAAAATCTTAAATCAACAGAATGAAGAAAGACGCGCTAACTCAACACAGTTTATGACCGACTATTTAACAGACCCTACGCCAGCAAATGAGGCGGCGTTAAGGGGTGTAATATTTGATTTAAAAATGTCATCAGAAGAAAAAAATACATCGTTAGCATTAGCTTATACCAATCAGTTACTAGCAATGCAAAAAGCTGAACAACTAGGTGGACAGAATAAAACTGCAGAAAGCGAACTAAATTTAGATGCCGCTTTAAGTAGAGCCACAACCTATCAGGAAGCTTCAAATATTATTCTGAGATATGCTGAAGACGGTAAAGTAGGTGCTGATGCTGTTAACGCTAAACTCAATGTTTGGAAACAACAGTACGACCCATCAAATGATGATGTACTTGGTTTAGATTTTGTTGGTAATTCAACAGAAAAGCGAATGATGAATGATATTGAAATGTTAATTAAAGGTAACATGGAAGAATATGATGATGCGCGAATTCATACATCAATCTTAGTGTCGGCAGAATATAGAGCGCAAATGAGAATTGGTATAAGAATATTTAAAGAAGAAAACGATGGTAGATTTCCAACCCACGCTGAAATGGATCAAATAGCAACAAACCAATTCGCTATGATTGTTGATAAATACCAGTACCTATTAACGGCAAGGGAGCAATTACCTCCAAACCTTAATAACTAATAGAAAGATTATAAAATGGAAGAAGAAGAATTTAAAGACGCACAACAGCGTCTTAAAGGCGGCTTGCTGTCTTCTACAGACTTCATATCCAAATACGGTCAGGATAGCTATAATTCGACTATTGGCGTTATGGAGGAAGTACAAGAGACTAATGTTGTAGAAGCTGAACCAGAAGGTGTTGGCTTCCTTGGCACTCTTGCCGATATGGGTACAGGTATCTTAAATGGTATCGAAGGTGCTATCAACGAGACAGGCCAGACAATTAATAGTGCTGGTGAATGGCTTGAAGAAAAGACAGGCACAGGTCGTTTAGTCTGGGAAGACAATGACGGTGACGGTAAAGCTGATAGCATGTTACCTACCTATTGGGATAGAGAAAAGGTTGTAGCTAACAAAGACAAGCTAGATCAAGACATACTCACTAAGGCTATGGAAAACCTAAACGTTATCGATGATGAACGTGAAACAATTATTGGTGGTGTTACTGAAGGTATCTCTCAGTTTGTTACAGGATTTGTTGCACTTGGTGGAGCAAAGACTTTTGTAGGTGCAATGCTCAAAGGTGGTATCGTTGATGCTACTGTATTTGACCCCTATGAAGCTAACATATCATCTCTTATTGAGGATAGCTTTCTAGCAAACCCAATAACTGAAGCACTTGAAATGGATGTAGACGCACCCGAATGGGAGAACCGCCTACG